TGGTCGAGAACTTCGAACACGCGATCGAAACCAACAGTTGATGGAGCTAAACGATTTACATCGAATGAGTTCCAAATCTTAGCGACATCTGGGTGTAAATTTAAATGTGTCATAATTGACTCCTTTGTAAAGCAAGTTAATAATATGTAAGCCTCTTTTGAGCACTTACGAATATTATATATTAAACTTTTGTAAAGGTCAATCTATTTTTTTAGTATATGAAACAACGGCTTCCAGTAGATTTGTAATTCTATAGAGTTCTTTATCAGTGCCGCTCAGAATAGAAGGAACTATTGCTTGTAATTGTCCAGCAGCTTGTTGCGCTGTGATTTCTTTGTTTCGAGCCTGTTCTATTACAACTTTGAAGAAGGGATAAAACTTTTTCAAATAACTATCTTTCTCAATGTCTATCAAAAGATAGTCGAGCCATGGGAGCCGTACAGCCATAAAATATTAAACTTCTTTTTTCTTCTTACCAATATTGTACTTAGCAATTAATTGCCATTCATTTTTATCTTTAAATGCGATAATCTTGATTTGTGACAATGGTGCACGTGGTTCTTTGATAGAATCTGGATTTACAACTTTGATTAAACCCCATTCTTCCAATAGATTAATAATTGCATTGCGGCGAGCCAAGTCATTTTCAACAATGCTTGATGGCTTACCGTCTAGTGCAAATAGTTCTTTAAAGTGCACAATGTAATACTTGCCTTGCTTATGTAAAATGTGGCAAGACTGATAAAGAACGTTTTCTTTCTTTGCTGCAACGCCGATGCGAGTAAGAGTTTCGCGGACTTTTAGGAAGTCATCTTTTTCGGCAAGAGTAACCTCAATTAAATTATCAACGCTCATGTCATTCACCTATATCTGTTTTTTTTCTTATAATTTCAATTTGTTTATCAGTTAATAATTTAAGTGCTTCTCTTGCATGTCTAGTAGAATAGCCAAAAAATAACTTAACTGCTTCCAAATCATTCGTATCAGAGGCTTTGTGCCATTTAGTAAATGGTCTTTTCTTTCCTCTAACACTATTTATAAGATAGTCGTATTGCGCTTTCTTGTGCAAATGATATGACATATTCATTCTATTTGCTTGCATTATAGTATCTGGATGATGAGATAGAGCTTTGTTTACAACAAAAGGTTGATAATCTTTAGCCGAGTCATCGTCCGTAATCACTAAAACTTTAGTCTGAAGAATGCTCGGGATTATTTCTTTAAATAAATCAGGCATTGACACACTCAATCATAAATTCAGTTAAGAAAGCCAAAAGATTGATTTCCTGATCTGCACAGAATGCGGCTTGGTATTGATACTTCGCCAATAACATTACAGCAGCTGGGATAGAATCTTTCTTCAAGACTTCGTATAGATTATCGTAGATCTCGCGATAGATTAAATTAGGATCATTATCGGAGTTGTTAGAAACCCACTTACGGACTTCGTTGAAGTTTTTATCTTTGATCCAACCAAGCAAATCTTTAATCTTAAGATTAGCGTCAGCTGAAAGAATACCAACATCAATCTTTCCAAAAGAAGAATAACGCTGAAGTTCATTCAAGACTCGGCGATAATCTGGGAAGTGTTTGGTTATAACCTCAGCCAAAACTTTAGGATCAAATTCAACTTTTTCGTTTTTAAGAACTGTATCGATGCGCTTCATAAAAGCAGAAGCCATCTTTGCCTTTTCACCGTTCTGTAATCTAAAGTCAATTACAGTACAACGACTATGCAATGGAGCGATGATTCTGTTTTTGTAATTACAAGTAAAGATAAATGAACAATTACTTGCAAACTCTTCGATAACTCCACGGAAAGCTGGCTGAGTAGAATTAGGATTTAGATAATCAGCCTCATCGATAATAACAACCTTGCGACCACCCATTAAAGAAACTGATGAGGCATATCCTTTAATCTTTGTTCTAAGAACATCAATACCTGATTCATCTGATCCGTTGATCATAATATAATCAGCACCAACCTCTTCACACATTGCTCGCGCAACGGTAGTCTTACCGACACCTGCAGTGCCAGAAAGAATCATATTGGGGATTTCTTTTTTGTTTACATATTCCTGAAACGGTTTCTTTAGACGATCAGGAAGAACACATTCATCAATTGTCTTTGGACGGTATTTTTCGCACCAGAGGACATTCACATCATCTATCATAATATCTCCACTTCAATTTGTTTTGCTTCTTCAATTTTAAAAGCAAACGTATCACTATTAACACGAAAAGCGATCGGTCCACCAAATGGGGCTTTTGCTATTACTCGAATTTCTTGACCACAAGCGCAACCAAAATCTCCGAATCTTACATTGTCACATTTGGTGATGATCGCAGTTCTATTTACAGGTAATTGGTCAAGCGTCATTTACGGCTGTTTTTCAAATACAGTTTCGTAAGTTTCCTCAAATTCCTCATGCTCAGCACGAACTTCAGCAAGATTGCGTTTGTGATATGCTTTAGCTAACTTACGAGCAATCTTAGGCGGAAGCTCATATTGATCTTTAAGATCATTGAAGATTTCTTTTACTAAATCTTTCTCAGCAGAAACGCGAGTGTAAGATGCACTGATCTCGTCAAACTTACCTTTGATTTCTTTTAACTGTGTTGGGGAATAACTCTGAATCATACGTTCACCTCATATTTACCAAATACTTTTAACATATCATCATCTAATGATCTTCGATCGCACTTTACGAGAGTTCCCCATTCACTACGATCAAAAAGATCTTTACCCTTCTTTATACTTTCTTGAATATGATCAAGACTTTTATATTGCTCATCATTATATTCTTGATGGGCAAAGTTTTCAATCTTGTATCTAATTGTCTCAGGCTGACCCCAATATGTCAAGTGCCAACCAGAATCATTTATCACTAAGAGATCTTTATCTGTTCTGCGATCTCTAACAAATTGAGGCATCATTTCTTTAACTAATCTATTCTTAGCTAATTGAGTACCACGCCACCAGATAGAATTAAATTGATTGAAGTTATAATAGAACATTCTTTGCTGAAAAGAAAACCTCTCAGTTGTTCCATATTGCTTGTCAGTGGTTATAATTTTCAGTATTGAGACCAGTTTCTTTTTATCTGGGATCTCATCAACATCACCAATCATAACCCAAGCATCATCTGGACAATCATTCAAACCCTCAAGCATATAATTGCGTTGAGCGTTCTCATGAATCCAAGCATTAGGTGTAGAAGTATTCATGTTCTTATAAACAACATTAACAATCTTATCCATATACTTTTTATATCTGGCTTGATTTTGTTTGAAGTATAAAGGTTTAGGTTTGCATGTATGTGATCGGTTGGATTCTACAATCACGAACCGATCGACTACATCATACAAATACTCTAAACGTCCTTCAAGAATATCAAACTCATTGAAGAACATAAAAGAATCAATAATCATTGATTACTTCCCGAATTTAGAAGAACCTTTCTCAATAGCAATCCAGTAAGATACGTTCTTAGATTCATTTGTAAACTTACTGACACCAGATGAAGAGATTTCAACTTTATATGCACCTGGAAGAATCTTCAAGTTTTCAACTTTAAAGACGGCTTGGAAAGCTGTATCAGATTCACCATTGACTTTAACAGAAGCGTCGTCAACGATTTCACCTTTAACATCCATAGCTAGAATGTTAATATCTTCACCCTCACCATTGCACTTAACAACGATGTTTGGTGCTTTAAGAATTGAGGCGGTGCTAAAAATCCAGTTTTGAATTTCAGAAGTAAAATCTAAACTTACATCTACAGAAGGAAGTTCAATGCTCTTCTTTGGTGGTGCGAGAATATGACTAATATCGCTGTAACGAATTCTAATCTTACCAACAGAAGTGAAAGAAAGATATTCTTTCTCAAAAGAAATATCGGGAGAAGATTTATTGCTAGAAACAACGCTCAAGAGTTTATGTAAATCATAAATTCCAAACTCATTTGGGAATGATTCCTCAACGGTTGCTTCAGCTAGAACTGCCTTGTTTTCAGAAACAGTTCTTAAAACATTTCCAGGTCTAATAACAATCCCTTGATTTAGGGAAGCAAAGTTTTTCAAAACATTCAAAGTATTTTCACTCAATTTCATCCTAATTCTCCATTATCAAACGAAACAATATTATATACCAATTCAATCATAAAAGCAAATTAACTTTATCTTGTAAGTCATTCAAAGTTTTATTGTTTTCAATAACAATATCTATCTCTTGACCAATCCAAGCCCATTCGCTATAATGTACATCTGGGTAAGCAGTACTCATCATTTCTGAATTATCTCTAGCAGTCAAATACCATTCAGGCAGTGGTCCACGGCGAACCCATACAATCTTACCACCAGCTTCGCGAATGCGTTGTATTTCATTAGGGAATCTTACATCAGCGAGAACATAATTTTTATCTGGTTGCATTCTACGCAAAGCTGTAAAGATCCACAAGTCAGGATGAAATACATCTCGACCTGCTTCAGTTCCCATCAGTTGGAGTGCCATTCTTGGTGAGAACTCTTTACCGAATTTCTCTGACCAGAATTTATCAGGTTTTTCGCGCCATTCTCTAGATTCAGAAGTAGCACCTTCTAGCATTTCACGATCCCAACCAAAGACAACGCTAACAGAATCTTTGACGCTGTTAGCGAAGCTTTCTTTAATGAATCCGTGTTTATCTACTAGGATATCGGCGACAGTACCTTTACCTGCGCCGATTAGACCAACCAATCCAATAATCATTAGAGAGTTCCAACGTAATTGGCTACAGCAGACATATCACCATGGAACGCATAAGTTCCAACGTGGTGAGTCTTCATCCATGGACATAACCAGATTTCGCCACCCATGTTACGATACAATTGACAGAACATATAGTCCTCAGACAAGTAACGATCTGATCCACCAACTTCGATAATATCACCAGCTTTCATAGTGCCGTAGTCTTGTTGAATGGTAATTGTACGTTTAGTGTCGATAACTGTATCAAAGAACGCATGAATGTAACGAGTGCCGTCAAAGTTTGCTTGACCAACATGGTCTGGCTTATAGTGGAACTCTGGATATTGTTTCTGGAATCGTTCAAACACATCACGCTTGACCATCATAAAGCCAGTACCAATCTCCATAACCTGTAATGGCTCACCAACGTTAAACTGTCCAGTTCCAGCAACAGCATTGAACACATAGTCACCAGCACACTTTTCAAGTTCAGCTGGAGTTAATTCTGGAATTTGAGGATTGGTTTTTCTCATTTCATCATTGCGCTTCATCGCTTGCATAATGGCTGGCCATTTAATAGACTTCTTAGGATATGGTCCACCAATAACATCTTTATTAAGTGCTAATAAAGCAATAACATCACGTGGGTCAAAGTGAATGTCAGAATCGATAAACAACATGTGTGTAAATCCTGAACGAAGGAATTCGTCAACAAGATAGTTACGAGCACGAGTAATTAATGATTCATTGAAAATGAATGAGAAACGAACTTCAATGCCATATTGCATGCAAAGACCTTGAAGATCAAGGCAAGATTTTGCATACATTCCCAAACAATTACCACCATACATTGGAGTAGCAACAAATAATTTATTTTTTCTAAGTTCTTCTACAGAAATTTGCAATTGCATTTAACACCTCAAAAATAAAAATAAAAAAAACATAACCCACATTCTATATAGTCATGAGAATAAAAACTCTAGACTGCTAGATGAGTTTAGCTTTTCAGTAAAACCGAAATGATCACACCAAACACTATCAATTGTATTATCTAGTTTGCTATCATACTTACCAGTTTCAATTGTTAGCCAGTCCACACCGTCAGACAATTCAACATATTGTTCAGCAATCAAACTGCGTTCAAATCTTTCAATAAACTTCCAATTATTTTCAACGATCTTATCGTATTGTTTAGGGTCCATATTTAGATACTGATTGACCATATCACCAAATTGTTTTGGTGTGGCGTCCCATGGGATCATAAGATAGTTTTCGTTAGGTTTGAACATGCCAATACCGTCTTCATTGGTTGAAACGCCAAGATTACGAGCAATAGGAACAACACCTTGCTTCATAGCGTCAACGATTACACGATTGAAATGTTCACCATAAGTTTTAGACCAAGAAGGATCTACAAGAAACTTTACATCTTGTAAGTATTCGTCGCGTTTAGCTTCTGTAATGAAACCAATATATTCCATATTAGTATTCAGCGCATTTTCCCAAATACGTTTACCAATTCTATCAGGTGTAGCATGAGAATCGCGCTCTTTGGTGCAATAATATTCATCTTTACACTTATCAACGGAAGCCATGTATGCGCGCTCAATACCATCGCCACCGACAATAACTTTACCATTAATGTAAGGAACAGCGGCAACTAGATCATCTACACGTTTCCAACGTTTGAATGTTTGGATTGAGAGGATAGTGTTTTCTCGCTCTGAGAAACTCTTTGTTTTTTTCTTTACAATCTTTTGAGGATTTAGAATCAGCGCTCTAGGAATCTCCATAGCAGCTGCTTGATTATATGCGCTCGGATGTACGCATGCTAATCCAGTGATATGTTTTTTAATGTTATGAATCCAAGGATAATTCTTCCTTAGATTACCATCGTGAACGATAACAATTTGTTTGGCTTTCACATCAGTAATCATCTTAAGCCAAGATGTCTTACCTTCACTTTCTTGATTCTTAAAACCAAAAATAGACTCCCAAATGACAAGATCATATTGGTTTGCTTTTTCTACAAACTTATTCACATCATCATCATTTATGAATGAGAGATAGTCTGTACGCCAGCCTTTACCTTGATGTACTGGAACGCCAGTTCCTTCACCAATTTCATATCCTTCATCCAGTTTAGATGACATTGTTCCACCAGATTTGGTGGAACGAAGATATACAAAATCAGCTCGATGGCCAAGATGTTTAAATCCTGCCATCAGCTGTTCTGTGTGAGCAATAATGCCGCCAAAATTATTAAAGTCATGAACAACAGTCAATATTTTCATAGATTATCCAAATAAGCTTTCAAGGGAACTTTCAATTTCATTTACTTCTGGATGATATTTATCCAACATTTCTTTACCACCATTGGCTTCAAGATAGTCGTACCATTCCTTAGAAGTCCACATGCCTTCGCTGATACCATTCCATAACTTTCTTTGTAGTGGATGTTCAGGATTCTTACGGCGAGATTCTACAAATTCGAATCTAAGAGTTTCATATTCATAAGAGCCAAGCTCTAACATCTTTTCTCTCAGATAACAAACAAGACTAATTCTTTCAGCATCAGGATCATCTAACACAATAGGAGTGTTACCATGCATCACTTCATGATTATTAACCAGAAGCAAATCACCTGGACGAACATCTACAGCAACACCATATTCAGGGAATACCAAATAACCACCGCTAAATGCTTTACCGTTAGAAAGAACAAGTAAATTGCTTAAACCATCAGAGAAATCACCAGCGTCAAAGTGAGCGGCTGTTCTGAAGTTTTTATTCACAGTAATTGTAGTAAATACAGTATCAGGAACTAAAAATCTAGGATCAATTTTATCAGCGGCAGCTCTTTGATTGCCATATCTCCATGGCAACAATTCTTTAAAACCACGATTTAATGATTGTAAGAATGGGAATGCTAATTGAAACTTATCAAAATGACGTTGGGTATATGAAGTAGCACGACCATAAGGAATGCGAGGATAACGGTCAAACCAACCAGCAATGCCAGAATAAACAGCATTAGCATAAGTTGTATCCGAGATAAGGTCTTGACGAATCCAGATAGCTTCTTCTTTAGCTTCTTTTAGAGTTTTGGTATTGAGACTTTTCAACCATTTATCGAAACTGAAATTGTGTTTTTGTATTTCTAAAGCCAACCAAACTAATCCGCGATTATCTGTTTTATTTCTTGCTTTAGCTTTTACAGTCTCAATATCACTTTCTAAATCTACAAATGGTGAATCTTCATCAATTTTAGAAACATAATCAATAATATCTAATTGCTCAACAGTTGCCCAATCACGTTGACCTTGTTTTTCACCACGGGGTCCAGCAGCTAATCCTCTATTTTGAGATTGGGTTGCAGCTTCTCTTAAACCGAGATAAGCTTGTTCTTGTTCTTCTTTTGTAAAGAAATTCTTACGGAATTTAAATGCGATTTTACGCTCGTCATCCGCTTCATCTATATAACAGTCAGTATCTTCTGTAATTAAAGTATCATAATGAGAGTCTTCTAAAAACTTTCCTAGAAAGTCTGATGCCTCGTGTTTTACACTTGCTACTATTACTTTGACCATTTGGGTTCTCCTGACATATGAGAGTATTATATAATGTTACTTATGCAATGTCAAATGAAAATGAGGGGCTTTCGCCCCCCATTTCAGTAATGACTTATACCTATACGATTAGGCATTCATTGTAACAGCAATAGCATTGCGATACAAAGTCTTACGTGCACGAGCAACATGACCTGACTCAAAATACTTTGAGAACTGGTAGCTTGGGTTGCCAAGACGATAAGCATATGCTTTAGTTCCGTCGCTCAACTTAACACGATTGGTGTAGATTGAGTGACCTTCGTTGCGCAAACGATACACAACGTCAGCAATATGATCGACCTTGAACATAGCACGAGCCTGACGGCTGGTAACTTGATTGCCCTTAGTCAAATAGTTCAACATTGAATTAATAGCAGACATAATCAAAATCTCCAAAAATACCGCACCAGACAATAATCGTAAACTTAGCGGCATAATTTACGATATTCAACTATTATAGTTGAAATTCTTGTAAAAGTCAAATCAAATCTTCGTAGAGTTAGCTTTATGCTTTTTCAAAGCTTCAAGCGTAAGCGACTCAGGCGTCAAATTAGCATCCTCAAGTTGCTCTTTCGGGATAATAGTTGTTTGACCAAATGATTTTACAGTTATTACGTTTGCACTATGTTCATATTCAATATGAACATCATCAGGCATCAATTCATCAATGTTATTTGTTGTATTGATCGTTGCAGGATGTATATAACCAGTTGTCCCAATAGGAGACAAAACAGGAGTCGGATTAGTAATTGTAAATCCTGTTACTTTTCCATATGTTGTTAAATCATTTGGATCAGTACCTATAATTGCTGTAGCAGTAGCACTAGAACTATTACTACCTGTTACAGTTACAGTTGGGGCTGGGACCTCAGCAGCAACCACAGGTTCTGGTTTAGGATTGACGCTTTCATCAATCTTAGTGTAAAGATCAAGAAAACCAATTTTAGTTTCATCGTCAAAACGATTCAACGCAAGATTGATACACTTCAATCGATCACGGAAAATCGAATAAGCCTTTACAATATGAGTCAGACGACGAGTTGTAATGAGGTTATTACAAGCTTCTTCTTTGAATGTTTTACGAATGTTCTCCGACCATTCAGCAAGACGAGATGCAAAGTCCTCATCAAGACAATCTTCCTTTTCCATATTCTTGATGATAATTTTCTTCTCAACAGCCATCGTTGGATATTCTTGTTCCATCGTGATCGCGAAACGCTCAAGGAATGCTTCGTTCATGACTTTGGTGCCAACGAAACGACCATCCTCTGAACCTTGACCTTTGGTGTTACCAGTAATGAAGATGTTAAAACCTTCGGCTGGTTTGATAATCTCACCAGTCTTTTTGTTCAGATATGGTTTGCCTTCAAGAATCGGCATCAAACAAAGAATCTTAGTGTTGTTAAGATCGCCTTCGTCAATCAACAGAACAGCACCCTCACGCATCGCAAGAAGGACTGCGCCCTCACGATACACGGTACTACCATTGACCAATTCAGTACCACCGATCAAATCTAACTCATCGGTTTCTTCGGTCACGTTGATGCGCAAAAGTTTGCGTTTTAATTTTGCGCAAGCTTGCATAATTGACATAGTCTTACCATTACCAGAAAGACCAGTAATGTACACTGGGAAGAAAATCTTAGACTTGATAATCTTCTCAACATCTACATAGTTGCCGAAAGGCACATAAGTCGGATCAGTTTCAGGAACAGTAGCTGAAATGTCATTTCGCATCACTTCAACTGATGAGTATTTCACTTCATTTGACATTTCAGGTTCCACCGATTCAATCGTTGCCGCTTTCTTAGCAACAGGTTTCATTTTTGGTAATTTTGGCATTGGGTTTAATTTTGTAATTGTAGCAGCCATTGCGACGTTATACAAACCTCTTTTCATTTTGCGACTTTTATCGCGGAAAATAAAATGAGGAAAAGGTAGATTATTATTATTTACATATGAAATAATCTCACTGTTTTTCAACGATTCGCGATTATAATGGGAATGAATTTTCCCAAGAAAATCGTTTTGATCTTCGATCTTCGAATAAGACTTAGACATAAAACTCACTCCTTACATAATATACAACTATTATAGCCTATTGGACTGTAATAGTAAAGCATTAAAAATCATTACAAATCAATAACTTACGCAGCGTTATTATGCAGCGATATTTTCCATAAATTGGTTTAAAAACATGCGTTGCAAGCCACGACCTTTCATATGTTTAATAAACGAACGAGCAATAGAATTCTTGCTAGTACCTTCAACTTCAAAAGTGTTTTCAGTGACTTTCAGATTGGTATTTTCCAATAAGAAATATTCATCAAAACCAAATTGATCAGAAGAAATAAAACCATTTTTTTCTATTCTCTTCATTAAGATTTTACGAGCATCAATTTGTTCAGTTCGTGTAGCGCAACTAAACATATATGATTCGAGTTTAGATGCAATATTTTTTCTACGAGCAAGATAATAGCCTGTGTATTTCGCATTAGTTTGCATTTTAGCTAACTCCACTAATGCGCGAGTTACACGGAACATATCAAGAGTGTCATATCTATGATTTCTATTAGTCTTAACACGAGACTCAACTCGCACACGATGTTTTGTTTTTTGATTTTCAATATAAATTGAATCTCTATTACTTTGTACCCATAAAGGGCGTACAGGATTTTGTGGATTATTGCCATCAGGAAAATAAGTTTGGCAAAGACCACCTTCACCATCTGTCAAAAAGATACAATTTACATTGTCTAAACGATGAGAGTTTTTGAAACTCTCAACAATATCCATCGAAGCAATAATTGCATTGTCTAATGGAGTGCCAGAAAGATCTTCAGTTTCACCCACCATTTCAGCAGCATAATATCCTCGATAAGCAGAAGAAACATACAACATGTTGAGAACACCTTCTCGATAATCAGAAGAAGACATTGAACTTGATAGATAATGTTTCAAATGAAAAGTGTAATTAGACAAATCCATAACACCTTTGACTTGTTCATGATGCAAACCATTCATCGAGCGACCATATTCGTTCGCGACACTTCTCTTAAAAACTGAATAAGCAGTAGTTGAGTCAGAAAAACCATAAACTTCAAATGGGATATTTACTTTTTTACAGAATCGAGTAAGAATAATCACTTGCTCAAATACATTACTAATAATATCAGACATTGAACCTGACAAATCAATAAACATAACTAAACCGTGATTCTTACCACCAGGTGTAATTGTCGTTCTTTTGAAAATATCAGAAACCATTGTATATCGAGCAAGTTTATTTGGATTGATTTTGCCAGACTTACCAATCTTTGATCGAGTCATTTGAGATGCATTTTTACGAATCTCAAATTCCTTTACCATGTAATTTACAACATTGTTAGTTCGCTTGTTGAACTCAGGAATAAGATTAGGAACGTTTTCCACGACTTTTTTTGAAGGAAAATCTCTACAAAAATTATTGCGCGCTGTAGTTATGTGACGCTGCACAATTTTGTATGGAATAATATGGTTACCATTGTAAATTGGTGTTGTAAAAATGTGCGTTTTTCCACCTGAAACATCTAATAAGCGAGTTTCGTTTTCACGATACGCCTTATCAGTTTCAGAAGAAATATCGAATGAATTCGAAGTTCCTTTCTTATTACCAGGTTTATCAGATTCTGAATTTTTATCATCTTCATCTTTAGATTGATTACCATTTTTACCTTCGTCACCATCTTCGTCTTTGGTGCTTTCGGTTTTGCCTTCGCCATCGGCAACTGCGCCTTCGTCATCTTGATCATCTTCGTCATCTTGATCATATTCTTGATCTAATGAATCTGAACCGTCACCGTCTTGATCGTCTTCGCTATATTCTAAACTATCAGAAGGCATTTCGATTTTGTCATTTTCCAAATCTTCTTTAGTCTTATTATAAATTTTGCGTGCAACTTCTACAACTTGTTCCCAAGTTTCAGCAGCATTAATTTCATCGATGTACGGCAATTCATCCTCGGCAAATGATACACGAACGTGCGCGCCGAGTTTATAGAAAATGTTGATACGATCGATCAACAGCATTTTATTTACATCTTTAGCAGCAATGCCAAAAAAGTCATCATCATGTAATTTCTTGTATGCGGCATTGAACGAACGGCGAATGCCTGGGTATTTGATTTTAATTTTACGTTCAATGCGTGCGTCTTCAACAACATTCAAATATGTTTTGAATTTTGGATCTTCCGCAACAGCATCATGCCAACCCTCTGCTGGCGTATTCAATGCATGGCTAACTTCATGACCTACTAAAAGATCATAAAGTTCGCCAGTCATTTCTTTGAACTTCGGGAGCATGATTGTGCGATTCTTCAAATCGAAGTACGCTGTCGGCACATTGCCGTGCTCAATGGTAATATTCTCAGTCGCCAATAAACGACCAAGCATCGATTTTGTTTGAAATAATTGAGTCATACAATCTCCCTATATTTACAACTATTATATAATAATTGCTCAAAAAAGGCAAATTGTAAAAACTCAATCAAATCAATAACTTACGGTGTCGTATAATCGAAGGTTTTTGGAAGCTCTCTTTGTACTGGGGCAGCATCTTTGACTTCGATCATTTGTCTAAGATCAGAGATGTTCTTAGTCTTTTCTTGAATTTGCTGAGTCTTATTTTGAATATTCTTTAGACTTTGCATAATCAAAGCTTCTTTCTGTGCTCTTTCAATATTTTTTAGATTCTTTTTAACTTTGTCTTTTGCTCGACTTAAAACAGTTTTGCTCACTTTAGAAGTAAAGTCAACACCATTTAAGTGATCTAATTCATGCTGAAAGATTCTAGCAGTCAATCCGTCAAACTGTTGTTCTTTTTGAACGCCATTCATATCAGTATAACGAACCTTTATAGATTTTGCTCTTTTTACTTTTAAAAATAATCCTGGATATGAAATGCAGCCTTCGCTATAATCTTCTTCGCCTTCTGCAGAAATAATTTCAGGATTGAAACATGCAAAGCCAACGCTTTCTGCACCCATAACAAATACACGGTATGGTAAACCAACTTGGTTGGCTGATAAACCAAGACCATGATAATATACCATTGTCTCAATTAATGATAATGCCAATTCTCTTGGGTTGATTGGAGGATTAGCAAAATCAAATGTTTCTAATTTTTGTTTTAGAATATCTGAGTATGGATCAACACGCTTGTATAAGACGTATTCGTATGTTTCTCCATTTACAACTTTAAATTTTTTCTCGCTCATTATACCATCCTCACTTCAATACCTTTTTCTTTAGTAATTCTAGTCATGTGGGCTGTGCCCCGACCACCCTTAAACGATAACAATAAATCAAGCCCATGATCTAACATTTGTTTATTACGAATTGGTCCAGCAGATCTACCGTGCATTTCCCAATTAGCGTGATAAATGAAAACAGGAACTTTTCTTTCGGTTGCCCATTTGCGAGCAAACTCATCTACTCCTGTGGCATCACCAACAATTATTTTCACATTAGAATTTGTGTGGTAAATATTATCTAACACTTGCCAAACATGAGCTTCGTCTTTATAATCTCGACCGCCAGTCACACCTACATTCATTATACCATCCTTGAGAAGTTTTTAACTTTCTCGAATCTAATGACATTTCTAAACTTATCCATTAATAAATCTCCTTTGTGTGAGATTACGAACACATTATCATTTAATGTATCGATTAACTTCATAAATTCTTCAGTGCCACTATTATCTAGCGAGCTGTCAAATACTTCGTCAAGGATCAACAAATTAGTATTCATGCTGCTCTTCATTTTCGCAACAGCACGCCAAGTGAACAATAAAGCCAAATCAATTCTTAACTTTTCACCTTCTGAGAAGTTCTGGTAACTAAAGTCATCTCTGTGACGAGACTTAATAGTTTCTTTAAACTCTTCATCGATCTCAAAGTTCACAAAGAAGTCCATCGATGCCAAATACTTATTCACCAACTTGTTTATAATTGGTAGATATTGTTTTACAATTTTGGCTTTAATTCCAGAATCTTTTAATAATGTAACGGCAACATCGATGTAATTCTTTTCTTCAAGAAGTGTTTTCTTTTCTTCGTTTAATTTCTCCAATGTATCAACCAAGTCTTTAGAGACG